ATCTGCTTTATAAGCATCCATTGAAATATCAGAAGTGTAAGTTTCTGGTTTCAGATCAGTACCAGGAGAATCATCCATAAAAATGGTAGTCTCCTGTTTCAAATGAGCCTGTGCTTCACTACTGATCTCATTTTCAATCGTTGCTGATTGTGTCACAGCATTAGTAATAATACGTAATGGTTGTGAATTTTGTCGTCGCAAATTAACAGGACAAGAGAGCGCGCGACTGCCGCTCCCTGCCTCAGAATTTAACCAATTCTGAACGGTTCGTTGTGAATCTGGTGATACAACGAGCTCCACCGTATTTCCTTTAAGACAGTTGTTTCCAGGTAAGTTTATTTATAGACTACTACACCTTATACCTTTACAGTGTATCGTCTTGTTCGGTTGGCCATCAGCTTAGACCATCTCTAAATAGAGATTTTGGGGAACGCCCTAGCAGATAAAACAATAGGTCCATGCTCCATGTTGGAGTGAACTAATCTTCAATGGCAGTAACTACCTATTGTTGAGTTATTTTGGTTAAGACTATAACTCACTAGCCTATACAATACATTTTAATACATCTAGCGCTATCTGGAAGCGTATACAACCTTCTAATAATTATATGGGGTATTAGAGAATCCCGTTGTCGCCCTACTCCTTAGCAGGGATATCTCAAGGTTTTGCTTAACTTTTCAGCTCTAGCAAAATACTCTTGTGACAACAGTTCATAAGATTTAAGATGGCAATCATTTTCGAAAGATTTAAGATCATTTTCATCAATAATTTGTCTAAATATCTTATGCCATTTTTCGAATGTAGTTCTACCAAAATGGAAGAACTTAAGATTCGCACCAGAAATTATTTCTAGCATTTGCTGTTCCTTGGTAATTGATTTAGATCGAACCCAAATTAACAAACTACGAAATATGGAATTCAGTTCAATAGGAGCCATAACATGTCCAATATTATCATCAAATTTGAAGTATCTTTTTAAAAAAGTAACTTGCGAAATATGAATGTAAGGAACACTTTCAGCTTCTTTATCGGCCATAGTCTAACCTATACCCATTGTTTCATATACTCGTTGTATTGAAGTGTGATTAAACCAAGGAGCTTTCTTTTTGTTAACTCCAAGGATATTATCATCACCGTATACCATCAAACGTACATTTTCTTTAAAAGAATCACATTCATGTTCGGGGTTCAACATATGATAAGCGTATCTATTGTACAGACAATTAACAAGACCATTTAAAATGACTGTTAATGCATTACCTGAGGGATTTTTCCCAATAAATTCCACTAAATCTCCGTTGAAATCTGTGAGAGAATAAATTAAGTCTTCACGTACACCATGTTGAATTTTTAGATCCTCCTCAGTGTAATTGCCAGATAATTCAATAATGTAATCCAAAATGTCAAACGCAGCATGTAAAAATACTGCTTTCATTGTTTTATCATAATTGACAAAGTCCCCAGCGACCATACTATCATCACCCAGTTCAGTCATGTATTTGTACAAATCATGCCATTCAACTGAATCAACATTGATACCAGGAGCATTTTCAAAGATGTAACGATTATTTTGCATGAAACGTACAACTCCTAAATAATACTTACGTACTATAAATGTGTTATCAAATGATGCACCACAAAATATTCTCGTTTTCTTCATAGCTCTCTTCTTCTGAGAGATTGGTTCATCTTTCAAATGGGCTTTATACATGAAATGGTATCTTTCATCATTCTTGTATCTACCCAAAGCTTCTTTAACTCTTCCTTTCAATTCATCATTGATATCAACAGGATCTAAAGTTTGCCCTCGAGCTGGTACACTCTTTATGAAATATCTTTTACTTTTATTCCAAGGAGGTCCAACTGATGTATTCCAATTAGCTTTGTCAATAAACTTCACTCCAGGAGCACCATTGATAGTTTCGAAATCAGACAAGATGTGTACCTGTTCCACCAATTGCTCTGGATCACTAAGTACTCGAATATCCCTTTTAAAAGACTCTTTTACTGAAAGTAAAACATCAGTTCGTACAAGTGAATCACATTTGACCATCTCTTTCAATCCAGTCGTCCACACTTCCCAACCTGTCATTAAAGGCTGAGTGTATTTTGTAGATAAACCCAAATTTCTGAAGACATCATACAAGATAGTGTGTTCTACTCGTGTCTTGGGTTTTGTTCTGAACTTGGGAGTTGAACCATACACCGTCAGTGTTCCTTCTTCTTGAAATCGCACTGGTGATTTTCGATCCAAATCTCCCAAAACAAATTCTGCTGTTTCACTTTGTAAAACTGGTGCTGACGCACTAGTTTTTCTCGTAAAGCGTTCTTCACACATTTTGATATATTTTTCATCAAATCTTAGAGTTATTGAATTTCCATGAGCAAGAAGAGCATGAATACCACCAATTACAAAACCAAGCTCGGATTGCAAAATAAGTGGTGCTCCACAATCTCCATACTTTGTTTGTTCTTTTGGTCGAACAACAATTGAATTTTCAACAAGGATACTACAGTCAATAAATAAATTATCAACTTCGTAATTGCAATTTCGAAAAGTGTTAATATCAACATAACCAGCATTGTCTCGAACGGCTAAAAAACCCGGACATTTTGCTGCAAATGAATCTTTGATCAAATATTTTCTTAAATCTTTCTTTGGGGGTAAACATAAAAGCTCAACAAAAGCCAAATCATTCTTTGAATCAAAAAATAAAACATCTGCTTTAGTTATACAAGTTCGAACGTTTCCATTAATCCCTTTTGCTTGATTGTTTTGTATGATATCAAACATATAATTTAAATTCTTTTCTAAGAAATGTCGATTACATGCATAAATATGTCCATATATACAAAAAGCAAGATTATTCATCACAGTGTTACCATTCTGAACATTCATTTTGACGATATTCTTTTCAATCAAACCACGAAAAGTAGATTGATCCATACCTTTTGTTGAAAGGTTAGCTGGTTGCATATCAAACGAATTTAAAACAAAATCGTTTTTATACCAGATATTTTCTCTTTCATCTTCAGTTTTAGTCGAACATTTTTTACCTTCAACGCCAGTAAAGGATTGAAACACAGCATATTGGGTTTGGATTTTATAAATTGCCAAACAAGCAGCAGCTATAGAAACAAACATAGATAATTGTTTCGGTTTCTTCATTGCTGCTTCAGCTTTTTTACCTAAATAGGTCATGAAAATTTTAGGATCAGCATTCGACATTCTGTTAAAAGACATCATGTTTATCAAAGCATAATTCATTCTGTTCATTAGATATGTTAGACACCATCTTTCTATATACTCTTTAATAGAGTAAAAGAACGATAATATTGCAGCAAAGAAAGCCCAATACCAAATGAATCTATTAGCTTGATCAAGTCGTTGTATAAAACTTTGAGTTTTACAAGTACACATATTCATTGGCATTTTGCAATAACACAATTGAACATCTTGCAATCCATTCAAAGAATTAATCATTACATCTTGACTCTTATTATGATCATCAATAGCTTTAGAATACCAAATTAGAAATTCTTCCAAAGAAGCGTTTTCTAAAATATCAATTTCAGTAGCCAATTTCTTTCTGCGATCACTAGCTTCTCCAGCTATAGGTTTCACAATGCTTACACTCCAATTCCAGTAATCAGGAAATTGACCTGGAGTAGATTCTGGAACCTTAGTTGAGTCCAAGGTAACAGCATTTTCATGACGATATTCCTGTTTCACAGTAGCTGATACTATAAAAGGAAATCGACGTTGTGCTGCACTAGGACAAGCAAAATAATGATGTGCATTCAAATTTCGAGTATTAGTAGTACCTATAACCAATTTTGCTTTTAAAGGTGTTTTACCTTTATTTTCTAAAGCCGCTTGATTTGGTACATACGGAACTGCATTAATGATTTGAAGGAACTCCATACACGAAGGATCTCCACCTTGAGCAATGTCTGGTTTCATAAATGCAATATCATCAAGTATGATAGTATGCATATAGGTACAGAAATTGTCCCAAAACTCAGCAAAAGCGTTTTTAGTATAACGATAAGTAGAACAAGTTCTTAAACCGTTGCTAAGCGCAAAATAGATACATAATATATCTAACACAGTCGTCTTACCAATACCTGAATCTCCCTCCACAAGTAAAGAAAAAGGAACCTTTCTAGGTTCTCTAGCTCTTCTCTTTGTATTGTAATCAAGTTTCATGATTTCTAGCTCTGAGAGCATTTGCATAAATGTAAGCTTTTCTTGTTTGTTAAGATGTTTTGAAAATTTCTGAATACATCGTCCTTTTTCAATGGTATCTTCCAAATCAGCTAAAAAGCTACTTTCAACAAAATCAGGATTCTGATCCATTTCTCTAAATTGCATCTTCAGAGAAATAAATTTATCAGCCCATTCACCATATTCTGCACCATTGTGCAGTATTCTGTCAACTCTTCCAGTCATGTAAATTTCATATCCCTTTTCGCCAATAAAGGTTAAGGTATCTAAAATTACATAAATTAAATCAACATCTGATTTGTATTTTCGTCTTAGAGCAACTTCTTCCATCTTAGTATATCCAAAGGATCCAAAAGAGAAAACAGAATTGTCATGGGAAACCTTACAAAGAACATAAATGATAAATTTTTTAATTTTAATATATAATTCTGATTCTTTTATTTTATCATAATTTCCCAAGAAAAGACGAAAATCTTTAAGTTTCTCAAAACTTTGTAAAGTTTCCACTTCTTCATCTTGAGGATTTACATTAAATAGATTCTCAAAATATGTGGCTAGATCAGATTCAATAACATGTTGAGTTAAAGATTTGGTACTCATCATTTGAAAGTAACCAATACTGCAGAAGAAAATATCCACTATAGTAGTGGATCTCTTCAACATAGCAACATACCAGATCGTTTGTTCAATGAGTTTTTTATTTTCATTCGATATTTCAATTTTAAGACTTTGTACAACAGAATTGACATAGACTTTATTGATTTTTGGATATTTTCTAGATTCCATAGATCGTGCGATATTATTCTTAGTTTTCTTTTTATATTCTTTCGCTTGTATTGGTCTAAAATCGATAAGAGACTTATCGAATACTACACATAGGCAGCATAAACCGAAAAAACTTAAAATTAATTTTGAGTAGATTATACCCAAAACAAATAAAAAGTTGTAAGGGAAACCAATGTAATAAATCACTACTTCAAGAGTGATAGAATACACAAATCCAACACAGCAGAAAAAGTCAAATCTTTGAAGATCAGTCATAGTTTCCATTGCGGTAAATTTATTGCACCAACGAATGTTTTTTAAAACATACATTGATTTACCACGGTAGATCAATTCTATATAGTGACATAACATCACTGAACCAACATAGAGAGAAAA